GATACGATCTCCATAGTTGTAAGCAATGCTCTTCACTGTAGCGTTGACTGCTGGTTTGCAGAACTTCGCATTACACGGAGGCATAATCCAAATAACATTTCCCATCTTAATACGAGTGCGAATCTTCATCAGTTCTTTCTCGGTTTTAACACCAGAATGGTCGTTCGTTCCAAGACTGATCACAATCGTCTTCGCTTCAAGCGGAGTCTTGCCCCACTTCTGATTCCACTGCCAAGTGTTCCACCCACCCTTAGAATACGAAACACATTCCGTGGGAGCAAACATCTTAGTACCGACTGCGATACTATCGCCAATAATCAAACATTCTAACATATATATTCCTCTTGGTAGGGATAGTGGGATTCGAACCCACACTGGAAGGATTTTAAGTCCTCTGTCTCTGCCTGTTGGACTATATCCCTGCTAAAGGTCCGAGATGGCGATCCCGAGAGGACTCGAACCTCTGACCCCATGCTTAGAAGGCACGTGCTCTATCCTGCTGAGCTACGGGACCATTAACTTTCAAACAGGCGAAATAATCCAGAGACCTGCAAACACAATCGGAAACCCGATCAAGAAAAAGATACCACCGAAGATCTCGTTACGAAATTCTTCAGGAGTCATAACAGACTTAAGATCACGGATAACCTGAAACATAATTACTTATTCCTTCACTCAATCAATATATACATTCTACCATAAAACGAGGAAAAAGTCAAGCCCCTAAATCATCTTTTTTTCAAAAAAACTGAGGGACTAACCATGGTCCCTCGCGTGCCTATTAGGTAGCAACCCCTATTCAGTATATTATCAATATACCCTAGTTTTCGTCAGAAGTCAATAATTTTATTTGTAAGGATCGAAAAATCTTCCCCATTTCCAACCACCAGGAAGTATGAACGTTCTTGGATCAACGAGGTGCGTTTTACCCGAAGGTTCCACACACCATTTGCGAACACGCATGCTCTGAGCAATACTCATTTTGCGTCGAGTTTCGTGTCTATGCCGACGACCATACATCGGATTGTTTTCACCTCGTCGAGTTCCGCGCATAGTTCTACTAATCTTCAGTTTATGCTCTTCAGACAATCCCCCGTGCATTGGATTATTGCTTCCGAGTTTCTTTTCAGACATAATCTTACGACCTTCTGGAGTCCAGTGGTCATTTCTCTGACGCGAAACCTTGTCATTTATTTTTGTTATCTTGGGAATTTTATGAGCATATTCGCGCAAATACTCGATGTTCGATGTTTGGATAAGCAGTTCTCTTGGTTTGGGGACTGCCTCTGAATCCTTTACGATCCATAACTCATTACGACATTGAAACAGATAGTATTTTTGTGTGCTCACAACATTCCTTTATCACGCAACAATAATGTTTGTTCCCTATCAATAAATTTATATTCAGTCTTGGCGGGATCAAACATTTGTATTGCGTTGAACACATCATTTATGTCAAGCGCTGAACAAGTATAGACATCCATTTGCATTAATGCCGGATGCACTTCGTCCCACACATGTATGGCAATATGACTTGTTTCTATGATTGTTACTGCAGTTAATCCTTTGTTTCCTGCCATCTCAGAATAAACAGAGTATGGGCCCATCAGTATCTTCATACCAATGGTATCGACGAGCACTCGCATCCAATTTTCGATCGTGTCTGTGCATGTAGGTGGATTATTTAATTCTGCTCTGATGATCAGATGCTTGTGCTCGAGAACTTTCCCCATTTCACTGCTGTCTCCTTATGTGGAAAGAACTTATTTATTAAGTTTCTGCAGTGGTCGAGGATTTTTTTGATACCCTCTTCTTCTTAACCTCTGGTGCTTTCCATCCAGTCAGAAAATCGGGGAGAACTTCCGCGAGTCTAGGATATATCTGCAGTAGAGTCTTATCCTTTGCTGCGACTATGAGATCTGCTTCCTTTGGGTGCACACCCTGACAGACCTCAATGAAGATTTCCTCTCTGCGCACCTGCTTTACATTCTTACCGGAACCCTCAGGCAGCAGAACAAGAAGTCTACGGAACTCGCTGGTAATCGTGGCATCTGAGATACCTTCTGGCAAACCTTCGTCCTTCAGAGGTGGAGCACCTTCGGGGAGGTTCGACGGTCCCTCTTCATAACCAACCCCCCACGCAAGAAAGCGCATAAGGATACTATTACCGAGGGAAATAGCACGAACTCTTTCGCGAAGATCATCTGTAGTCTCCGCTTCCATCGCCCAATCTAAGGCTTCGTTGATCATCTTGAATCGTTTAGGTTGTGTTGGCATTATCAATTCTCTTTCTCAAGTTCTTATATTATATATACTCGATCAAAATTCGTCCATTACATCGATCATGTTCTTCATACGATTTGCAATAAAGTAATTCAAAAGACCAGAAGCGTCTCGATCGCGCTGCTTCTCATATGAATCAACAATATTCATTTTAATTTCTTCAGGAATGCGCGAGAGATCTACCAACTCACGATTCCGTTGGAAATTGCGCCACATCTCATCATTCGTGATAAACTCTTCGGGTTGTTGCTTCTTCCACTCCTCGAGTTTATCTTTTCTGATCGGACGTTGACGCGAACCCGTGACGAATACATCGTCTGCAGAGAAGATATTAGGCACACCATCGCCCTTATCTCCGCGAATGATATGCTCCATCAACACCACGGACGGTGTATCAGCACACTTTACCCACTTCTTTTGAATTGGTGCGAACTGCTTGACATTGGACCACTTGTGCAGTTGCTTAAAGTCATGGTCGCTGGACAAAATCAAGAATGGTTCTGCCGATGGCAACAGTCCGTCAGTGTTTGACGTTTGACTGTATTCTGCCAATGTAGCAATGACATCGTCTGCCTCTGCACCATCCACATCGATGACAGGATAGGGAAACACTTCCTGAATTTCATCGCGGACAAGGTTCAATGCTTCGAAGATGGAGTTCCAATCGAAACCACTATCATCGCGTGACTTCTTACGGTTCGCCTTATAGTTCGGAAAGTACTGTCGCCGCCAATAGTGACGATTGTCGCAAGCGATAACCATCTCGCCGAATTCTTGACCGAACTTCTTTTTATAAGAGCGAATGGAATTAATGATCATGTGCCGGACGAGAGGAATGTTTACCTCAACGTCACGGCGACCACCCAGTTCTGCCATAAGACTACTGATGGCAGTTTGATTATAATCTACAACAATCATACATTAACACCTTCCGCACTTTCCATTGTTGCGACGAGTTCGTTCAACAAATTGTTTTCCCGACACGCAACCTGACGCTGTTGCATAAGAGCGCCAAAACACAAACACGAGATAACAGACATATGCCGTAGCAGAGCATCCTTATCAGTGATGGGGATTCGCTCTTCAATGGCAGCAGTCACAGAAAAGAGAATCCCCTTGGTAATCGACTCGCATTCGGCAGCAGCATCGACGATGTTCATGTTCATCTCAATCTTCTGCATAATATCCTGATCGACTGCTGGTTCATCGGGAACCTCCTTCTTACCGAAAGGAAGAAATGTCACATTATCATAATCATCGTTCATCGGAACACTTTCAAAATTAGAGTCGTATCAGTCGTGCGCTTTTTAACAACCGCAGGCTTACTTTTAATACCAGAGTACCAAGAAGTCAAGTCTTTCTTGGCACATTCCTGAAATTCTTTCAACTGAGTTTCTGGTTTGCGTAGGAGTTTACTCGAAGACATATCCCCGTTAAATTCCACAATAGATGCACCCCTGACTGTAATAGATCCAGAGATACTCGTAAAGAATCGAGAAATTCTCTTAGTCTTGGTATCATAAGTCCAGACTTCAGAACAATTCAGAAGGTTGGTTGGGTCCAGACTCGTAATCCCCAACTCCGGTTCAGAGCGAAGATACTTCAGGTTCTTAACCATCTTGCTAAGATCCTTTGGTTTCTTCTTGCGAACCAGAACCTTCTGCCTTTCGGTATACCTCTTGCGAAGATTCAGCGAATGAGTCTCAAGAACACGAATGATTTTCTTAATCACTGACAATGTCGCGAGATTAGAATAGTTCTCGAGCAACTGCTCTTCATCTTCGCTGAGTTCCGACTTCTTCTTGCGTCGCGCTTCGAGCAACTCAGTAAATTCAGCAGCGATGTTTTCAACCTTTTGCGCACATTCGATATATTGATTACCAGTGATTCGATAATTCTCTAGAATCACATCGAGTTTGCGAGGATCTTCGCCGTCAACTACGTATTCAATCTCATCACACATTTCCGAAACAATAAATGCTGTGGCGAGTGGTCGCAACTTAGGTGCTGACCGAACAGAAGCAGGGATATCTACTTTATCTTCTTTAAGGGTTGCGCGAGAGTTGATAGACTCCGCGATCCTCTCCCGATGCGGTTCGTCAATAGGAAAACCCCGCATCGCCATACGGGCGAGATTAGCATACGTAGTGGGGATAAACTTATCGGGAATGGTTGCGAGTTGCTTCAGTTTCTGTTCGTCGGTCTTGAACCAATCCTTGAGAAACTCGCGGCAATCTTTCGCAGTTGCCAGATCATTATACCAGTTTAGAGTCTTGGTGATCTCTAGTGTATAATCCTTCGGCGTGTACTGATCGACCCAAAGAGGTTCAGTACCATAATAATTTTGATCTGATTTAGAAATCTTAAATTTATGCACGACTTCACTCCATGTTAGAATAGCATTCTAACCTAAAATTACAAAAATGTCAAGGGAAATATTTTAGACTACAAACTCTATCCCAACGAAACGAACGCCAATCGTTCATGTCAGTATCCCATACTGACAGCACTTCGGGGTTTTCTTTTCGGGGGAGATTGTTGCCAACTCGTCCGTATTCCTTGGCATCCTGTGCCAGAGCGGATTCCTTCAGAGTGCAGTGCATAATTCTAATGTCGCCATTTGCCTTTTTGAAGACAACCTCTGCGACTCTGCGCTTCAACATGCGCTTTACATCCTCACGCCATTCAGGAATGGGACCATCCTTTTCGTGAAATTCAGTCATTGAACACCTCGTTTTTTCTAGACAATATATTTATACTACTATAAAAGTGCACAATTGTCAAGCTAAAAATTTCCTGGTGACCACTTGGGTATTACCAGATCTTTAAGGTGATCTAATCGGAGACGAACATTCCACATCTGATTGATGCATCTATCGTCGTGCCTGTAATTCCATTGCAGAATATGTTCAACTGCCTTTGCATGAGACTTGTTATCATATTCTGCAATGGTTTCTTTTCTCATACTACCCTCATACAATGCAACATAACTTGCGCTGCCAAAGTATGATTCATATTGCTTTTCTGGTTTACAAGAATACCCTATGTAATATTTACCATCATCAAAATATGTGCAATATACTCTGTGTATTTTTTTAGGTTTAATCTTCCTCTTCGGACGAGAAGTAGAACTCTTCTTCATGATTAAACTCCTCTCCACAGAATGGGCAATATGTTATGTTATAGTAGTCCTCATCCATAGAGTGCGATAGTTTAAATTCTGCATCGCAACTGTCACATGTTATTACGTTTTTCATACGATCCCTACTTATGCTGCTTCGCCCCAAACGTCATCCCACTTTCCGGTGATAGCACCCTTAGCATAATCAGTCGCACGATTCTCAAAGAAGTTCGTGTGCGTCGGAGCATTAATCATTTCTTCGACCCACGGTAGAGGATTCTTCTTGATCTTAAAGATTCCCTTCATACCCAGAGAAATTAATCGACGATCTGCAATGTAGCGGATATACTTCTTAACATCTTGTTCAGTTAGATTTTCCATCGCACCAAGTGAGAAAGACAACTCAATGAATTTATCTTCAAGTTCCACCATCTTTTCAGCAATGGTATAGATTCTCGACTTAAGATCGTCGTTCCAGATTTCAATATTCTCGTTGACATACTCGCGGAACAACTTAATCATCGACTCGGCGTGTTGCGTTTCATCAACAATCGACCAAGTAACAATCTGCCCCATTCCCTTCATCTTACCATGACGTGGGAAATTCAGTAGCATAATGAAAGATGAGAACAATTGCATGCCTTCAGTGAACGCAGAAAATGCTGCGATATTTGCTGCGACAGTCTTCTTGTCACCATTAGAATTGGCAAGTGTGGTAAAGTAATCGTGCTTATCGCGCATTGCTTCGTAGTCAAGAAACTCATTATATGTTGATTCGGGCATACCAAGTGTTTCGATCAGATGCGAGTAAGCAGCAACATGCAGTGCCTCTCTCGCAGCAAACCCTAGAAGCATCATACGGACTTCAGGTTGTGGAAAATACGGAAGATAGTTAGTAACATAACCACCAGCAACGTCAATATCACCCTGTGTAAAGAAGCGGAAAATATTCGTGAGGAAATATTTTTCCTCGTGCGTCATTCTCTTCTTCCAATCATTGACGTCTTCCATCATGGGAACTTCGGTATGCAACCAATGCGACTGTTCGTGCTTTAACCACGCATCATATGCCCATGGATAGTTAAATGGTTTGAAGTATGCTCTTTCTTGTGTTAGCATTTTACTTTCCCTGACCTCGGTAGCGTTTAAAACTTCTCTTCTTGTGCTTATTCATAGTGCTAAATTTAATTTTTCCACGACCAATAGATGTACCCTTGCGATGCACATCATTAATAGTTTTCTTACCTGTGCCACCACCTCTTGCCTTTGCCATTAATTATCTCCTGCCCATTTAATCAAACCTTCGTAACCACCTACGTGAGTTCCATTAATAAAAATTTGCGGAACTGTTGTAATTCCAGGAATGGCAGCAACAACTTGTTCCCACGCAACATCCTTACCAATAACAGTTTCTTTGTATGTTATTTCCATCCCATCCATAAATTCTTTTGCCATCACGCAAAAGGGACATTCAGGTTTAGTATATATCTCTGCAAAATGCATTAGTTATTCCCCTAACCTTCGCAAGCGAGACATGTATCGCCTTCAATCATAGTCTTGAAGTCAATCTCTTTAATTGCTTCGCGCTCGATGCGCTTGGCAACCTTATCTGCCTTGCCGATTTTTTCCGAACGACAATAATAAAGAGTCTTCAAACCTTGTTTCCAAGCAAGATAGTGAACAGCATGAAGATACTTGATGTTGGCATCTGGTCTGAAAAACACATTCAGAGATTGCGCCTGATCAATAAACTTCTGTCTGTCTGCTGCAAGATCAATAACCCACCGCTGATCAATTTCCATCGAAGTCTTATAAACATCCTTGGTCCTCTGATCCATCCAGGTAAGGTGCTGAACAGAACCATCGTTGGCGATAATGGATGACCAAACATCCTCATACCAACCTTCTTTCTTGTTTTTCGCTTCTTCCTTGATGACAGCATCGAGGTATTTATTCTTATTGAGATGTGCACCGGACAAAGTATCTTGACGATATGCATTTGCTCGCCACGGTTCAATCGACGGTGAGGTATTGCCCATGATGATGGATGAAGATGCATTAGGTGCGATCGCCATCATGTGAGAGAAACGACGACTAGTTCCCTTAGCATCAGGTGCCTCTCCTCTGCTCTTGCCGAGTTCTAGATTCGCTTCATCCAAACGAGTTCTAATGTGCTTAAAGATGCGCATATTAGAACCCTTAGCAAGAGCGGATTCCCACGCAATGTTCTTCTTCTGAAGATATGCATGGAATCCAAGAGCACCGATGCCGATAGAACGTTCGCGCATCGCAGAGAACTTTGCCCTCTTCACAGTATCCGGAGCATTGTCGATAAAATACTGCAACACATTATCAAGCATCTCTGCCATATCCTTGAGGAATAGTGGATTCTTGCTCCATGCATCGTAGTGCTCAAGATTGACTGAAGACAAACAGCAAACAGCAGTTCTATCTTTGTTGGTGGGTAGAATAATTTCTGAACAAAGATTGGACTGGTGAATCTTGAGACCCAGATTCTTCTGGAATGCTGGCATCTCACGATTGGATGTGTCAATAAAGTGCAGATATGGTTCACCAGTCATCATGCGAAGTTCGATGATCTTTTGCCACAACTCTTTCGCCGAAACTACGTCGCGAATCTCACCGCTATGTGGATCTCTTAGTTCCCACCGATCGTCTGACGAAGGATCTTTCATACACCGTTCAATAATTTCCATGAAGTTGTCGGTGATGTTGATACCATGATGAAGATTGAGACAGCGCATGTTTTGGTCGCCAGTCGGTTTCCTCATCTCAAGGAACATCATAATATCAGGATGAGATACGTCAAGATAAGTAGCGTAAGAGCCACGTCTAGTGCGACCTTGGCGATATGCGAGGCACGATGCATCGTAAGTCTTGAGATGAGGCATAACACCAACAGATTTGTCATCACTGGCACGGATACCAAAACCAATGCCAACACCACCACCAAGCATAGATAACCAATTAGTTTCACTTAGATTCTCCACCAATCCCTCTGCAGTATCATTGATGTAGTTTAGGAAACATGAGATCGGCATCCCACGCTTCGATCTACCGAAAGAGAGAATCGGAGTCGAATATGACAACCAGTGCTTACTAGAATAGTCATACAGACGTTGTGCGTGTTCATCGTTGCTGGCGAACGCACGGGAAACATAAGCGAAACGATACTGGGGCGAAGTCTCATCTTCGCGCATATAAGATTCTTTAAGTCTTTGCAGTCCGAGTTTATCAAACAGGGAGTCGCGACTCAAATCAACCTCAATTCCCAAGTATGTGTCTTTCATATTTAGATTCCCTGTTTCCTTAATACTTTGTTAATATCTGGTTTAAAATACGTTTCCGGTTTGAGTACTTTACCGTCTTCTCGTTTTAGAATTTTTCCAGTCTCACTGACCTTAGACATATTTGATGCCTTAACCTCTTCCCAAATACCATCGAAATTGATACCGAGAGTAGAGAATAATCCCATAATGACCCAAACCAAGTCAGCGCCACCGTCTGCGATTTCTGTGATGTTGTTTGATGTGAATCCAGTCTCGAGTTCGAGGAACTCTTCTCTGATTAGATCCATATATAAACGTGCTTGCGCCGCATTGGTTGCGATAGTCTTAGGAAATATTGCAACAGTCTGATCTGCAGACATCATAAAATTTTCTACGTCACTTTGATAACTCATAACAATACTTTCTTTAATTAAAGACCACCTGCACCGAGTTGGGCGCGCACAATATTAAGTGCTTCAAGTTTATCTTGATTCTCTGAGATTTTCTCGAGTTCCGACTCAATAGACTCAATATAGTCGGTATGCTCAGGAATAGCAATAGGATTATCTAACATAATTGCAATATTCATCACATGCTTCTGAATAGCGGCGTTGAAATTATCTTCCAGCGTTTTTAAAATCTTAGTTCTCATGATTATTCTTCCTTAATTCGATCTTGCCGTCATCGTGCACGGTCCACATCAATTCGGTATTATCATCCCATCCCATTGATTCGAGGAGGTCATCAGGCAGTTGTATATATAATTCTCCATCGACTGCCTCCTCGACTACCAGAGTTTTTTTCATGGTAGTTTTCTTTCAAACTCTGCTTGCTCAGCAAGATCATCAAGTGCCTTCTTTACATCTGGGAAGTGACCACAGATAATGTCCCAACATTTACGAGCAATTTCCATGTGTTCTTTTTGTGTTCCATTACCCATTCTAAGATCACAATAGTGTACCCATGATCGAAGTGATCCGGCCATTATTAGAATAGATTCTGTCATTCCTTCTGGAAGAACCGCTCTTGCTTGTTCTTTTGCAATACCCCAAGAAGTTGCTTTTTGATAAGCGGCATGCGCAAGTTTTTTAACTTCTGTTTGAAGCATAGACCACTCTTCGCGTATTCTTTGATCATCCGTGGTTACAGAGTTTTGGCGGTTGAACGGATCCTGTAAACGGGCCTCCCTTGTAATAAATCCAAGATCGTTTGTTGGATCGGCGTAGCGTTGACTGTATTCTTGGAATGCGAACGAACGGTGACGTAGAATCTGTCGGGCAATATCGCGGGTAGTCTTGATTTCCATGCTGACATGAACCATCTCTAGTGGCGACCAGTGATTCTCACGAATAAGATACTGAACAAGTTTGGGGGCAGTCTTCGTATTGTTTTGATTCGAGGGATTAGATACTCGTGCTGCCCATGCAATCAATTCATTTGCGGTCGTGCAATCAGTGTATGCCGACGGTTTGGTAATGCCAATTAGATTTACTTCACTCATCAAATAAGATCCTCTAGTGTTGCTGATGTTAGTTTTAGATGATATGGTTTCCTGCGACGAATCATGTTCTCAACCATATTACGAGTACCACGGGACTCACCATCCCAAATAATAATGGCAGCATCTGCGTATTCTGCCATTTGTCTGTTGCGCATTGGACCTGCACGTTTTCCATATTGATGAAAATTTGCTGGCATTTGTTTCACTGGAATATTATTTGCAAGAGCCCAACGTTCACCTAGTTGATCAGGACCGAACGCTGTTCCGCTTACGACTTCTGTAATGTTATACCCAGATGAAGCGATTGCAGTTAGAACCAAAGAATAATCATCAATACCACGCGATCCTGCAATTATAACTTTCATTCTTCCTCCGCACTTTTATATTGCCACTCATCACTATGACCGACAGTCCATTTATCTTTCGTTTCGACTTTGTAATTCTGAGTGCAGACCTTGAAGTCTGGAGTCTTTGTTTTCTCTGGGATAAGAGAGTTATCTTTCCAACGGACTCTGTTATTCGGTTGAGCAGCGAACTGTCCGTTATCCAACTTAATTACATTGAATGCTTTGTGTTCTGGATCATACTCTGAGAAATTTATGTCAAGACTGCTATTATCGCTGTGACAAGTATCAATAGTAAAACAGTAGTCGCCAGCGTGGAGTCGACGATCTTTTCCGAAGAACTGACAGCGTCCGAGGAGAGGCTTCCTAAGAACACTAATGTCGTAATCAAAACAATCCCACAACTGAAGAGTATCGAGATCAAGATCATAATCTAATTCCTTTTTCCACTGAAATGCCGAGATCGGCAACTTATCATACAAAGCACCATATTCAGGGAGCAGGGTCTCAAAGTATAATGCCTTACCTTGAACGGACTTTACCGTTATCCATATCCCCTTAACAAGTTCTCCGTGACCATCTTCCAGATCACGGAGATATTCTCTTCTTACGTAAACGTGTACTGGCGGTAAACTATGTACCAGAAATGCCATCTTCGTCTTCCTCCTCGTCGAGTTGAATTACAGTGTTTTCTTGGAACACAGGATAGACGATCTTTTTAGTTTGTTTTAAATACTCTACGCGATCCAGCGCATCGATGTACTCGACATAAGTTCCATCATCATACCACCAGAAGTAATCCCAGAAACACAATGGTCTCGGTTTGCGCCGATATTCTACCAACCATTTACCATCGGTTCTGTGCACGCGAAGTGCTTTAAGTTCAATGGTAACAAATGACATACCATACTGATTGTCAGTTAATCCATCTACAGTTATCATATCTTTCTCCATAGAGAGAACCTTGCTTGAGCAGCAAGACCTCTAAATTTATTATCATTTATAATACCTTGAATCTCTTCTGAAGTCAATCCATTTTCAATCATTTCATTAATATCTTTTCCTGGAACATCTTCAGGCCAAATAACCATGGTATAATCCATACCAATATACTTATTCATCAACTTACAAACATCTGCGTTTTTCGGTTGGTTGTCAAAAATAATTGTTATTTTTTCTTTTGGGATTGGGAGTTGATCGATCTTCCCAAACGATGTTCCTGCGCAAGCAATAGAATTATCCAGAAAAAGGGAATCAAGTGGTCCTTCCACGACAAGGACTTCTTTCGTTGGATCAACTTTGTCAAGACCAAAAATAGAAGGTGCATCTTCATCTACTTTAACGTTAATATAACGAAGTGACTCGCCCCTGAGTCCACGAAGGCTAACAACAAGCAATTTGCCACTGCCATCAAGAAAAGGAATCGCAAGTCTCGGTTCAGATGTAACGATCGACTCTTTATATTTGTCATTAAGTCGAACGATTTCTTTAACATTAGGAATGTAATACAGACGATTAAGAGCATCCCTAGGAATTTTGCGGTTAAGAACATACTGCACTGCCTCATTATCTTCCGGAAGAGTATCCAGACGATCCATAATTTTGTCAATCAACCTAACTGCAGTACTCTGTTTGCTAAAGTCAGGTTTAAAATCCGGAAGTTCCGGTGTCTTGTGCGCTTTCTGCGGCACAGTCGTTGAAGCATAACGCTCCATGGTATATTGTTTATAGAGTTCTGAATCAAACTGTTTAAGGAATGTGCCGAAGTGCATCGAAACACCGCAGTTGTGGCACTTATAGTACATGTCATTTTTGCCGCGATAAAAATATCCCCTCGCTCGATTTTTCTTGCGAGAGGAGTCACCGCAGATGGGGCATCTACAATTCCAGATATAGTCGGATTTTCTTTTCATCTTATCCAGACGATGTGAAATCGTGTGAATAAATTGTGTGTCAATATGTAAGGTCATAATATAGTTATACCTCGAAATCGAGGAAAAGTAAAGTCTTTATTGTAAAAAAGATAAGATCATAGGTAAAATTTCAGTGATGAGTGCACCAGCAACGATACCACCACCGATCATAATATACTTGGTTTTTTCCAATTTGTCAATACGTTCTTTATTTTTTTCTTCTTCTTTTTCAACCGACTCTTTTAGCTCGCCGATCGCGGATAGAAGTTTATCCTCTGAATCTTGAATTTTCTTTTCAAGTTCTCGAGTAATGGTAGTGATGCGCGAATGTAGTTCCGCATTATTATCTTTAGATTCTTGCCTGTGCACTTCCAAACTCTTGTAGATATCTTCGTTTACGGTTTCTTGTAACTCTAGTTTAGTATCGTGGACTGCAAGCATCTTATTAATACAATTAGAAACGTCGCCGATCTTTTCTATCGCGAGGTCGAGGCGACCGAACACAACCTGAATTTGCTTCAGGTCATGCTCGATTACCGCAACCTTTGTTTCTAAGTTTTGTGTCATTTACTTAAGCTTCTTGGGTCCTGTACGTTTCTTGCCTTTAGCAGCAGCAACAACATCCTTAGATTGTTTCGCCGCTTCCTTTACAGCAACCGTAACGTCAGCGAGTTCTTCCTTGACTCTCTTGGCACGCTGCTTAGTCTCTTTTACAGTTTTTTTCACGCCGACCTTTGTCTTTTTGGCAGCGAGCGTAAGATCTTTCAGATCAACATCACCATCACCATCAACGTCAGCACCAGTTTCTTTATTGAACCAGTAAAGAGCTGCTGCGACGGCAACACCTGCAATACCAATTACCAACCAAGTTAAAGTAGTCATTATAATCTCCTATTTAAATCCATGATGAATATTTTACTGTCTTTTGAATTCTATCATCAAGTCCATGTGTTCCACCGTTAATGCGTTTTGTTAGCATAGTGATGGTATTTCTTGAGAATCCACCGTCGCAGATCTGCCACAGACCATTGGTTTCAAAGAACCAGATAGCGGATTCGAAAGCAAGTTCGGTGGCGACAATATCAGGATTTGTTAAGACATCCGGACGATTCGCCCACTTTGAAAATGCAGTGTAGTTATTTTTTCCCGTCAGTTGGATAGCACCACGACCACGGAATTTCCAACCATCACCACTGGCAGTATCGCCGTTACCCATGCGATTAGCATAGACTACGTTGGCAATCTTCTCTGGTTGACGATGGTATTGTTTAGCATCGCGACCTGCGCGAATAAAATATTTCGGGAAGATTTTATTGAGACCATCTGCAGAATAATTGAGGTTTTCTGAGAAGGTTTTGAAGTTACCCGATTCGTGCGCGCATTGAGCAAAGAAGTGAGCACCACGTTGAGGTGTTAATCCTAGTACATTGCACGCTGCTTTAAAGGTTCCTGGACCCCAGAGACCATCAGCGGTAACTCCTGCTTTTTGTTGAAGCACCTTCATTGGATTGGTTTCGCCAACAGATGCCTTCGGTTTAGCAGCAGGTTTAGCAGCAGGTTTAGCAGCAGATTTCGTTACTGGTGCACCTGCCTTCTTAGTTGTGCGAGGATCAAAATCTGCAACTGGGGTATACTTCGTTCCACCTGCCTTAGATTTGGTGGCAATCAGACGTTGCATACGATTGCTGCCATTCTTTTTGATAGAGGCATGCACCCAACCAGAGTTCTTGTCACCTGCAGTGTAGAACTCAAGGATTACTTGATCAAACTCAAGGTTGTCACCGATCCAGTCAGCAACAAGCTTGTTGTCGACTCCCATGATCTCGAAGTCAATCGCCTGACCATTAACGTGCTGCGATGTCTTCGAACCACCAACAGCAGCATTGACGCGAGGCGAGCGATACGAAGAGTTAATTCTGACTGGTTTACCGAAATGTGCACGAACTGGTTCGAGGATCTTCTCACAGCAGTAGCGCATATTTTCGATATGCTCTTCAGTCGGAACATTGGACAATCCAAGTCTCTTGGCGGTTGGAGATACAATCATCTCCGCGAGGGTGAAGTGTTCAGTAAGTCGTGTCATTAGAATGGACCCCAATCATCATCAGAATCTTTATACTTATTAATAAGTTCAAGTTCCTTTTCTTCATTTTCGATTTCGATTGAACGAGCCTTGGCAGTTTCTGTTCTTGCCTCAGCAAGATGCTTATAATCTGTCTTACCTAGTTCTTGAACCTTGACGTTCGGATCGAGTTCGGCGACTTTCATGTTCATCATAGTGGCGAATGCACCGACGAACGCACCAACGATCATAGAGAATGCAGGTCCAATGATCTTGAAGATCTCATTGTTATCAATCATGTCATTCGGAAAGAACATTCCGATCAACATCATAAAGACAACCGAGAACATGATGACACCCAGCACCGCTGCTGCCAACTTCATAATCATTAATTGGGTTCTACCCTTTTCAATCTCAAGTTCTTCAAGTGTATCAATGTGCTTGCCAATTGTAAATAAATCCAATAATCCAGCCATGTTACTTCCTTCTAAACATCTTGTTGTTTTTCTTATATCTTTTCTGCGCTCTCTTAGAAACTCCAGGTTCCGCTTGGTTAGGAACGTTGGGATTATCTACACCGATACCCGCAACAGCACCACCACCAACACCCATCATCTCATTGAGAAATTCTCTAAAAGGCATAATATTTTCATTTTCAAGACGCTCAGCAAGTTGCTTTGTCTCTTCATCTTCCATCTTCAAATAAAACATTTCTTCCAGTATATCTGGTTCGACGTATTTATTTTCTCTGATTAACGCAATCGCCGCTGCCAGAGAGAGGAAGTTCTTATTCTCAACAGGGACTTTGTTCAAAATTCTTTTTAGGCGAAAGACCATTCTGTTTAAAAGACTGTAAGAGTCTCTTTCTTCTTGTGTCTTTGGTCTTTTAATACGAATGCCATTCTTATCGATGATGCCAAGTCTGAACGCATCCGTCTGCTCAAACGGTGTCGTGAGCATCCTTAAAACTCTATAAGTTACGAATGTGTCTATATAACTTGACATTAGATCTTTCTCAGTTTCTCTATAATACCTTGGTCCATAATCACATCAGGTAGTTCGTTTTCTTCCATTCGGTTTAAAAATATCAAGAACGGTTTAGTATAATTTAGCAAATCCCTCAATTTATAAACCAGCATGTCAGTTGCTGCCTGATCAAACACATTATACAAGACAATCAAATGATTCAAAATTAGATTGTCATTTAATTCACCCGTATTTTTATATCTAGTCATCAACCTTCGTAGATAAACAAATCTTTTCAAATCCTCGTTAAGTTCTTCAATTCCCATACAACTCGGATTATCATAATGTTTAACTGCGAAGATAAAAAATGTATCTTCGTTCAATACCATCATATTAAGTTACTGTCGCAGTCCCCCCGATGAAGTACCAGACACCACCTTGATACATCAGATGCGCAGTATGACCTGCTGAATTAAATACGATGCTAGTGTGTCCGATATTCGATGTTATGGAGATTGAATGCCCGCCAGTGTTAGCAGTCATTAAGATAACTTTAATTTGTCCATTATTGGCACCATCAGCGATAGTGCATGTGCCTGCACCATCGGGGTTTGTTATTGTGGTAACCAATGTATCTACTGAAATGGCACCCGCAGACGAGAGAGACTGCGGAGTGCCACCCAGAACGAAGTCATCTTCGCAAATGACAGGAACTGGAATACCACCAAAAAGACTAGCAGAAGTAATCTTATGATCATACGGACTAGTCGATGGTTTGACAACATAGAAAACATCAGTTGATGCTAAATCCGTTGTCGCGGTCATTCCAGTTACTTTTGTATCTGCCATAAAATAGTTCCTAAATTAAAACGTATTTATTACACTGCTTCAGTCAGTGTAGCAGCATCTGAGTTGACAGAGTCGGCACCTGTGGCGCTGACAACGCAACGATATGTGTTACCGTCAAGACCAGTATTATCGCTGATAGACAGAGTATCTGTAGTCACATCGCTGTAAACACCCGCTGCTGTGATGTTAGCGAATCCTGAACCGCTGTCTTCCTGCCACTGGTAAGTAAGTGTGCCGCCAGTGCCTGTGATTGCCGCAACAACACTAAACTGGACTGCTTCGCCAGTTGCTGATGTATCGTCAGCAGGTTGAGTCGTGATTGTGATCAGGTAGTCTTCAAAGACCACGTCTTCTGCGTCGCCAGTGATACCGTTCTTCGACATGGCAACCAGAGTTTCAACAATTTTACGCGAACCATTGGTGCGAACGTGAACCCAACCAGCGTGACCAGCACCTTCAACGTTCTTGTTTGCTGCCATTTCGTTTTCGTCAACACCAAAAATGGTTTCTGACGTATAACCGCCAACAGAGTTGAAAGCAATCGCTCCAGGTTTTTCGCTCAGTGTGTAAGATGCACCAGCAGAAACTGCTGAGATTGCAGCACCAGCGGTGTCAGCATCTACAACCGTGCAGGCAGTGTTTGAAGCAATAGCAGTGATTCTAAAATCTTTGCCGCCAGTTGTGAGTGTATCACCAACTGCTGTTTCTGTTGTGAATGATGTTGAAGTGCCAGTTACT